GTCGCCGCTCATCGCCTTCTCGAACGCCTGCGTCTGACGCGGGGACAGCACACGCTCCGGGGCGATCGTGTTCTTAGCCATCAGGCCAGTACCCGACGCGATGCCGCCCGAGTCGAACAGCTTGCCCTTCACGTAGTCGCGGATCTGACCACCGAGGCTGCCGAGCATCCCCTTCATGCCATCGGTGCCGAACAGCCCACCGACCTTCACCTTGTCGACCAGCGCCGACTTGATCTTGCTGCTGAACCACTTCGTCATGCCACCGATCGAGCCGGTGACCTTGTCCCAGATAGACGAGCCGCCAGAGCCACCCTTGTACGGGCCACCCATCGTCTCGAGGTGCAGGTGAGGACCCGTCGAGTTGCCCGAAGAGCCGACCATGCCAATCGGCGTACCCTGACCCACCTTGTCGCCGATACCCTTCAGGAAGCCCGAAAGGTGGGCGTACAGCGACGACGAGCCGTCGGTGTGGTTCATCCGCATGTGCTTGCCGTAGGAGCCAGCAAGCGTCTTGACCATTGCGATGCTGCCGGCCTTCCACGCCCTGACCGGAGTGCCGATCGGGTTCGGGAAGTCACCCGCATAGGTTGCCCACGGGTAGCCCGACGTGTGGCGGTTGCCGCCGCCGGGCACAACTCGTCCGCCGCCCGCAAGGTGCAAAGCGCCACTGCTGGCGGCGGCGCGCATCGCCTCAACCTTGCCGTGACCGCCGAGGTTCTTGACTTCCTTCGCCGTCAGGACGTGCTCACCATTGGAAAGCCACGCCTGAATCGAGTCGCTAGTAGCGGTACCAGCACCAAAGACCGCGCCACCCGTGGCGCGGGTGATGCCAGACGTGCGCTTGGCCGGAGCCTTGCCTGTCGACTTGTCGCCGATCGTCGGCAGGTTCACGCCGGGGATCTTGTTGACCAATCCGATGAACTTGTCGATGATCTTGATGGCCGTGTTGATCGGCTTCTGAACGATTCCGGTCAGCTTGCCCCAGACGTCAGCGATCTTGTCCTTGACCCAGCCAAACGCGCTGGCAACCTTCTCGACGCCAGTCTTCATCTTGCCGAACACCGGCTTCATGAGAGCCCACGTGGCGCCGATCTTGCGCCCGATCCAACCGAACACCGGCTTGATGACGTTCTTCCACAGCCACTTGAAGACCGGGGCCAGCACGTCGCGGACGAACAGCCACAGGAGGCCGAGCGGGATCTTGGCAATCTGCCACATGACATTGATGTAGGTGCCGATGACCTTGAATGCGACGCCAGCGATCGTCTTGAGAGTGTCGAACACGCCCGGAAGGTGCGTGCCGACCCAGTTGGCGATCGCAGCGAACACCGGCTGAATGACAGCCCACGCGGCGGAAAGGCCGACCTTGATCGCAGCCCACGCGCCATCCACGATCGTGCGGAACGTCTCGGACTTCTTGTACGCCAGCACGAGCCCAGCGCCGAGCAAAGTGAGCGCGGTGACGATGGCGCCGATCGGGTTAGCCTTCATCGCCGTGTTGAGCCCACGCTGCGCCTTCGTGTACAGCAGCATCGTAATGAGGCCCTTGTTCTGCCAGAGTTGCAACGCCGCCGTACCGATGCGAGCTGCGACGACTGCAACCTTGTACGCAACGAGACCAGCCGCAGCGACCGCGATGACTTCCTTGTAGTCCCACGCGACCTTGATGACTTGGCCGAGGAACTTTGCCATGTCCTTGACCACTTGCGCGATCTCGTCCATGTTCTCCGTGAGCCACGAGACGCCGGTGGACAACTTGTCGACCGCGCTCGTTGCCAAGTCCAGTACGCCCGTGTCACCGATCGCAATCAGGAACCCCTCGGCAGCCGACTTCAGCTTCGTGAACGCGCCGGACAGGCCCTCCATCTGCTTAGTGGCGAGCCGCTCCGTGGTGCCGCCGGACTCCTCGAGTTCTTTAGTTAGATCCTTGATGGCACCCGATCCCTGCTCCACGAGCGCCGCCATGGCGGGGCCTGCGCGCTGGCCAAAGATGGCTATCATTTCACCGGCCGTCGCGCCAGAATCGGCCAACTGCTCGATGATCTGATCCAGTGGCTTGAGCTTGCCCTCGGACGTCACAGCTTCGACGCCCAACTTGCCTAGCAGCCCAGCAGCCTCCTTGCTCGGGTTCAGCAACTTCGTGATCGCACCGCGCAGCGACGTACCCGCCATCGAGCCCTGGATACCCGCGTTGCCCATCAGGCCAATCGCGGCGGCCGACTGCTCAAACGAAACGCCAGCGGACTTGGCGACTGGGCCTGCGTACTTGAACGCCTCGCCCATCTGCGTCAGGTCGGTGTTGGTCGAGGTGAAGGTCTTAGCCAGGACGTCGTTAGCCTTGCCGAGCTGCGACGCCTCCATGCCGTAGCCAGTGAGGACGTTCGACGCGATATCCGCAGCCGAAGCGAGGTCCAGGTTTCCAGCAGCAGCAAGCTGAAGCGTGGCAGGCATCGCGTCAAGAATCTGCTTCGTGTCGAATCCCGCCATCGCGAGGAAGCCCATCGCGTCAGCCGACTGCGACGCCGAGAACTGGGTGGTTCGGCCCAGTTCCTTCGCCTGATCGCGCAGTGACTCGAAGTCCTTGCCAGTCGCGCCCGAGACCGCCGATACCTGATTCATCGACTTCTCGAAGCGGGCGCTCGCAGTCAGGGCGCCGACACCGATCGCCGCCACGGCAACCACGCCGCCCTTAGCTAGCTTCTTGCCAGCCGCCGCAACCTTGCCGTTGGCACCCAGCAGTCCCGACGCCATGCCTGCACCCGCCGCCGCGCCAGCACCCTTACCGGCGGCAGCGGCAGGCCCAACCAACTGAGTGGCAAGAATCCCCTGAGCGCCCCGCATCGAGGGGATGACCTGCAATGTTGCGAATCCCACGTTTGCCACAGGTCATCACCTCGTCACGTTGTAGTTGTCTCGGGCTTCTTGCGCAGCACGGAGCCGCTGATACCCAGCCGTGCGCGCCGCTCATTCGAGCGGCGTTGCGCAGCAGCCAGAACCTTCGGCGAGATCGCCTGACGTTCCGGCTTCTTGACGCGCGGGTCACTGGGATGCGGCTCGCCAGAGTTGACCTGAATCAGGTCGAACAGGAGATAGTCGCCCAGCGTGATTCCGTGACCTGCACCTGACACCAAATGAGTGGCCGCTTCGGACGGCAGGAACCTCACCCGAACCGCTATCTGGCGCAGCGTCAGGAGTGGCCTACCAGAACTGTCCCTGCGCCAATAGTCCCGTAGGTCCATCTGGTGCCAGCGGGACAAGTCGGCCTCCACCGCGTCCGTATGTTCACGGATGAGTCGGAGGAGGCTTAGGATTCCCCCTCGGCAAAACCGGCCGCCTTGCCGTATGCCTCGAAGATCGCACCGAGGGTCCGGTTCGTCATCTCTTCGACGTCGTACCCGGCGCGCTCAAGAAGCAGCGATGAAGCGTTGATCGGGCGCTCAGCCTCAAACTCGCGGCTGACCTTCACGGGCCAGTCGTCGGGCGTGGCGGGGAGCGTGTACTTCTTCCCCCCGTGGTCGATCGTGACGGTCTCTTCGCCCTCGGCCTCAGCCTGCGCGGCAGGCTTGTGATCCTCGGGCATCCGCACACTCGCGGGGATGATCGGGGCGGGTGCCTGTTCGGGTGCGTACTCGGTCATGGCGCGGTCTCCTTTTGTTCCCACACCTCGAAGATCAGGTGTCGCTCCCCGTCGGCAATGACCTGACGAGATAGCAGATTCTTCGTGGCGCGGTCGGGTGGTTGTGGTCGGTTCGCCTCGCGCTGCTCATTAATCAGCGCATTGGCGACCGTCTTGCGATCCCTCGACGACAGTTCGCGAGTGGGGAGTTCGATCAGGCCCATAGAGGTCGCCTTCTCGGCGATCTCGGCCTCGGTGGGCATATGCACGGGCGGTCCACCTGTCTGGCGCGGAATCGGGAGGTGAACCTAGAGCCGAGAGCACCGCGCCGCACTCCCGGCTCTAGGGGTCTAGGTCAGGGGACGATGACGATCGGACCCTTGTAGGTGTCAAACAGCACGTACTTGCCGGTCGTCTCGTCCAAGCCGGGGTAGATCGACACCGTGAGCTGGCGCATGGCCAACGAGGTCTCGGACTCCTGCGAGTCGCCGCGCTCCTCCACCTGCGCATAGCGCCGGCTGATGACCGTCTTGACCTGATCGCCGGTCTGGGTGCGGAAGCCGATCTTGAACTTGGCGGTCAGATCGGGGACGCCAAGCGCGCCCGTGTAGCCGCCGTCGCCGTCGAACGTCAGGTCGCTGCCGGGGTAGACGAGATCCATGACGGTCTCGTTGTCCTCGTAGGCGGTGAACTGGCGAGTCAGCTTGAAGTTGGTTCGAGTGGTCGCGATGAGGATTCCGCCCCATGCGAAGAAGTCATTGGAGTCGTTCGCCATCGACTCACTGAATCCATCGTCGCCGGACAGGAGGCCGACAGCATCCCAGTCGGCACCGAAGTCGACCCCATCGGCCGGGTTGACTGATGCGAGGTCACCGATGAAGACATCGGCGTTCGCCCAAACGGTTGCGTTTCCTGGATCGCCTGCCATGATGGCCTGCCTTTCATCGGGGATGGTGTTCTCTTATTTGGCGCGGTGAACCGACGACGGGGGTGCCGACGGAAGATCAGATGGCGCGTCCGCGCAAGACAGCGCGAACGGTGAAGGTCGAGAAGTGCATCTCGGGCTCGGGGTCGAATCCGGGGATCGGGCCGGACTCCTCGTAGCAAGCGGCGATCGAGTCGCCTGAGTGGGCGAGCATCAACCCGTGACACAGCTGCCCAAGATCGTGGGCCAGCGACTCACCTAGATGCCAGACGGTCACTCGAAGTAGCGCCCGCGTGATGACACGATCTTGGGGGCGGTTGCTGTCGACGGCGATCCGAATCAGCGGGGTACTGCTCGCCGTGGGTGGTGGCTGAGGGATGAACTTCACGCCTGTCGTGTACGTGGACTCACGGCCCACCAGGCCAGCGCGCAGGGCATCGACGGCGGCGGTCTGCGGTTCCGGATAGACGACCACGGGCGAGATCACTTGCGAGTCACCTCTAGGCCAGCAGCGTCGGCCGAACGAGTCAGGACACCATCGCGCGCCTGCCATGCCATGCCGCGATAATCCTCAATGCCAACCGAAGCAGATGCGCGGTCGGTGGTGTACGTGCGGACGGTGACCTCAGTGCCACTGGGCAACCGCCCGCGCACATTGTCCGCAACATCCTCAGCGAACGAATCCACGAGGGAGCGGCAGTCCTCGCGCAAGACTTTCCCGATACCGGGACCATCAAGGGCGAGACGCAGCATCCCGTTCTTGAGTGCAGCCATTCAGCTCACCCGCTTCAGCATGATTTCCGCATGTGCAAGGCGGCCACTCGGTGAGGGCCACTGACGTACAGCGCCGTCGATGTCATAGGTCTCGCCCGCGTGGATGATCCGGTCGTCGTCGCGGATGTCAGGGTTGCCGGGGGCGGCGACACGCCACCGGGAAATTACCTGCTGGCCAGCGGTGTCGAACATCTCGGACCCCGCGATTGGCTGCACCGTGCATCGCTGGATCTCGAAGTCGGCGGCCAGGTTGGTCCAGTCGTAGGTCTTGCGCTCGTAGGTGTCGACCGCAATCGTGGCCCGCTGAACGCGGATAACCTCACGGGCGAACGTCGCACTCACGGGGCCGACCGCAAGCGGTAAAGGTCGAGCGCGGGCGACCTCTGAGCAGTGGCGCGATAGGTAACCGACTCCTGACCCGAGGACTCCTGCACAACCGAACCCGACACGCTCATCAATCCAGCCAGATCGGCCAGCACCGGAAGCAGCGAACGGGGACATTCGGCGTAGCCGTGAACAAGATCAACCTCTACGGACTCGAATCCGCAAGGCCAACCCTGAGCCAACGACAGCGCGCCCAGCCTGGACGACTTGCGCCATCCGGTTAGCACGCGAGGCCGGTCAGGGTCGGACATGTCGCGCACCTCAGTGACCGAGACAATCCGCATCGTCGGAAGCAGCAGGATTCTGCCACCATCTGAGTTCAGGGAAAGCGTCTCGGTCACCTGCGGCGCGATGTGCCAACCGGCCACGTCGCGGACCGTGCCCACCGCCGAATCCACGATTGCGTCAGAGAATGGCGCACCTGGATATTCTTCGAGATCGAGCGCATCGATCAGCGGATAAATCTCGTAGTCGACGGCGACGGGCACGGTCGATCAGCCCTCTTCGAGACGAGCCAGCAGTTCGGCTTTCGTCCCCTCGGAATCGAGATCCCGCGACTCGGCCTCAGTGGCCAGCGAGTCACGATTCCACGACATCGACGGAGCGTCCTCCGCTTCGTCCGGGTAGGCGACGGCGACGCCAGAGCGAACCCATGCCTGCCCGGTCTCCGCGTCGACCACGACCGAAGAATTGACCGTGCGGGGTTCCCCGCGCACGGTGGCGGGCATCCGAAGCTTGACCTTCATCAGACCTCCTTGTTGGCGGGCTTGCGTGCCTTGTTCTTCGGCTCGGGCGCAGCCTTCTTCTCGTCGGACTTAAGCCCCAGCCGTGCGGCTTCGTCGTCGTCCAGTTGGACGGTGTGAGCGATGCCGCCGATGTCGACGGTGTATTGCTTCATGTGGCGCTCTTCCTTTAGTGATGCCGGGGCGGGGTCGCGCGGGTCGAAGATCATCCGACCCGCGCGACTCACCTTCACACCGGGTCGGTGTCGAGCTGCGTGACCTTCACGACTGCGGCGGGGACGCGAGCGGCCAATGCCACGCGCTCCTCGATGCGGGTCGTGAGCAGGTTGTTGGTGAAGTCGTCCACGTGGGAGTTAGTGGACTCCACGCGGACACCGCCCTTGCGGTACACCGTGGTCGCCACAGCGAACGCGCCGACCAGAGCCTCGCCGGCCGGAGCGGCGGCCGACACGACCGTGCGCAGCCCCCACAGCGGAGGCTGCTCCACGATGCCGCCGTTGCCGTACTGGCCGGCGAAGAACCCGCCGCCGAAGTACTGCTCGTTTGCATCCTTCGAGAGGCGCAAACGCTGGTAGTCGAGCGGGTTGATGATGATGCCGTCAGCACTCAGGCCAGTGGCCGTCTGCACCTTCGTGATCGCACGGAAAAGCGCATCCGCGTTGTCCGCGATGCTGGCAGCCGCCTCGGTCTGAACGCCGGAGCGGTTGCGCAGCCCCTCGACAGTGGAGCCGGTGCCCGCGCCGTTGAGAAGCTGATTCTCCTCGGCCAGCGCCAGCATGTACAGGCCGCGCTCGTTGATCTCCGACTGCCAGAACGGGAAGTCCTCGGCCATCTCGTCGGTGAACTTGAGGAACCCGGCGATCTTCTTCAGCGCGTCGGTACGGGTCGTCGGATCAGCGATGTGGAACTGCGGCTTGGCGCCGCCCTCCGCGACGGTGGCGAACGAACCCTCGACGGCACCCTCGACCAAGTACGTCACTGCGTTGCCACTGATGGTGCCGACTCCGAGAAGATCGGAAACGACAGGGCGACGGAAAGCCCGAGCGACCGAACGATCGAACTCCGTACCCCACGGCGCGAGGCTCCCGGGCGTCGAGTTGACGTCGGTCGCCGCCTTGGATGAAGGCGACCACTCGGGGGCCGAGATCGTGGCGCCAGAGATCGTCTTCACACGGGACAGGCCCTCGGTCCCGACGGACTTGACGAAGTGCTCACCGAGCGACTTTGCGCCGCTGGTGCTGGGCTCGTCGTTGCCATCATCGGATGATCCGAGGGCACCGATGTCGCTGACCAGCTTGGCCGACTTGGTGGCCCGCTCAATCTTCTCGCCCAGATCCTTGGCCTCGCCGTGCTTGGTCTCGATCGTGGTCGCCTCTTCATCGGTGAACTCTCGACCGTCAGACTTCGCTGAGTCGATGATGTCCTGCGCCGCCTTGAGAGCGGCGGCACGCTGCGTCTTGAGATCCATCTCATTCCCCTTCCAGGGTCAGTTGGTTTTGTGCCGCGAGCAATCGGGCGGACGGACTGGACTTCGGCTCCTCGTCGGACGCGGACGACTTGGCCTCAAACGCGGCCGTCTGAGCAGGGCTCAGGACCGTCTCGGGCTCCTCGTCGCTGGCGCCAGACTTGGCCTCGGCTTCACCGCTGGCCTTCTCGTCTTCGCTTTGCGCGTCCTCGCTGATGGCAGTGAGGACGTTCCCGAGGGCGACGTGCGCGGCGCGCAACTCGTCCACGGATTTGGTCGGAAGGTTCCGACCGGACTGG